AACTGGGTCACTTGGCGGCGTACTTGCGTCCAATGGCCTAAAGGACAAAACCAGTAGCGACACGCCCAAAACTGAGCCTAATCCTTGACGTTGTCGGCGCTTTGCTTCATTCTTTTGTTAGGGAGCGAAGCACAGTAGCTCTCTGAACGGGAGCAAATATGTACACAATAGGCGAAGTATTTATGTGGATCTGCATTGGGATCTTGTTAGGTTTTGCAGGCGGTTACACGCTAGGACTTAGGGAAGGCAATCGAGTCGGCTATGTACGCGGCAAAATTGCAGGCAGCAAGAGGAGCGCACGACTATGAGCTTCCTAGAAAATTACGAGGGCGTTGCTGCCCGCATTCAGCGCTTTTGGGCTACTTATCCAACTGGCAAAATACACACGTCAATCATCGACGTTGACATAAAGCAGGGCTATATATTGGTTGAATGCCGGATCTATAAAAAATACGAGGACGAGCAGCCAGCCGGTATTGACTACGCATTCGGCAACGTGGCCACCTACAACGTCAACATGAAAAAATGGTTTGTTGAGGACACAGTAACTTCTGCAATCGGACGTTGCGCTGGGCTAGTACTGGGAACAGACGCAAGGCCAACGCAAGAAAATATGCGACATGTCGAACACATAGATCCGCAGATTGTACGCCAAAGCGCTGACGACGTTGATTTATGGGCGACGCCTATCAGCGAGGATCTTGTGCCAGCGTCAGAGGCAATCGAGCAAATCAAATCACAGCTGGGCGGCCAGCAAATAGCAGCTGCGCCAATCTGCGCTCATGGTCACATGATCTGGCGCTCTGGCGACAAGAATGGCAAGGCTTGGGGCGGTTATATGTGCGTCGAGAAAAGCAAAGCCAAAGCCTGTCCACCTCGCTGGTTTGTCTTGGCCAGTGACGGCCAGTGGAAGCCTCAGGTGTAGAAATGGGCGACTTTGAGATGATTAACCTGACAACAGGTAAGCGCTTGCGTATTGACAAAGACGGCTCAGAGCTGCGAGATGAGGTCACGCCACCGGCAATCGAGTGGTGCGATACAGGCCAACACTATGCGCCAAAGCTAGGCGGTCGAGATGATTATGGCATTCTCTGGATTTGTTTAGAATGTCAACGCAAATGATTAAAATGAAAATATCTGAGGCGGACGAATGGGCAATACACAATCGAGCGGCTCAAGTTGTTTTCTCGCTCGATGATCTAAGTCGAGTTCAGCGATATAACAGCAAGTTAAACAACTATGAACGCGTCACAGAATATGCAGAGTCGTTGGGCGCTGAAATGGTTGTCGCCCGGTACTTTGGCCTTGACTATGACGTCAACGTGTCAAATGGTAAGCGCAACGCAGACGTAGGCAAAGGCATAGAAGTCAAGTGGACAAGCTACATAAACGGTTCGCTAATTATTTATCCCAATGATCGAGTTGACGACATTGCAGTGTTAGTTGTTAATCGGTCGCCAGATTATTGGATTGTTGGTTGGCTGCCAATCAAGGACGCTATGCAAAAGCATTTTAAAAATACGAGTCAAGACAGCTGGTGGGTCAATCAAGACAGTTTAAATCCCATTGGCGATCTTGTTAGGAGCAGCTATGCGGCAACTCATATTTGATTGCTCAATCTGCGCAAAGCTTTACGGTGACGGACGCAAATTGCATTTGTTATCTAAGGGCTCAGAATTAACCTTAAATGAATGGTTTAGTCAGTGCTCTGGCTGCGGCACATTTGGCGTCAAGGTTGTAGATGAAGCATTGGTGAACGAATTATGAGCATTATTAAAATGTCCTATCAGTGCCAATGCGGTGTAATTGTTCAAATTGAGGATCGAGGCATAATTGCCGGGGCGTTGGCCTTACAACATGCCGTTGTTGTACATGAGGACGAAGCCTGTGGATAACCTGTGGACAACACGCCGACGCTTGGCGCAAAATCTGTGGATAACTCTGGCCTGCTTGACTTGCTGGTGTACGCTGGAGCATACAAGTCGGAGGAGATTTTATGACTTCCAGACAGAATGATTATGACTCTTTCAGCACTAGAGTTAAAAAGAAAATTAAAAAAACGGTGCTGTTATCAGTAATCGCAAGCGCAGGAATAGGCCACAGCTCTGCCTATGGAGTCGATTACCGGGACGCAATTAAACTATATGCACATAGCCAGATCGTAAATGACAGCCAATATCAGTGCTTTTACAAGCTAATTACAAAGGAAAGTAATTGGCGTGTAAGTGCAAAGAATGGAAGTCATTACGGTATTGGGCAAATGCGCAACACTACTTACAAGAACCTAGACGGCTTTAAGCAAGTCGACTGGTCCAAGCGATACATTGAGAAGCGATATGGATCTATGTGCAACGCTTGGCGCTTCTTTGTTGCTAACGGATACCACTGACATGGCAGCTCTAAGCAACAGAGCCAAAGGTGGGAACACTAGAGCTTGGCGCAAGATACGTGAACGAATACTGATACGTGACGGCTATTGCTGCCAATACTGCGGCTCAGAGAATGCAACTACAGTTGACCACGTGCTGCCAATAAGCAAAGGCGGAACAGACGAGCCTGACAACCTGCTATCTGCTTGTACTAGGTGCAATTACAGCAAGAAAGACAAGGTAGGTCAGTTGACGGCGTGTCTAATCTTTATTTTGCTGAAAGGCCATTTCAAGAATAAGTTGATCCAGTCTCATTTCAATTCTTGAGACTTGATCTTTGAGGCTTTTGCCGGAATTAGGCGTCAACTCGCGCATGATTGACTTGACCATAAATTTCATTGACGCATAAATGGCAGTCAAAACCGCAATGACAAGGCCAAAAACCGTTGACCATTCTGCAACACTCAATTATTTCGGCCAAAAGCTGGGTCATTTTTATTCAACCAGCGCAGAAGTACCGGCAATATAGCAGCAACGCCAGCTGAAAGAATTGCTTTGGGATCAGTCACGCCTGCCATATAGACGGCAAGACCTGCTCCAAGAAATGATCGACCGTAACTGGCGAGCATAGGTTTTAAATCTTTCATTTCTTTATCTCCTTTACAGCAGTTTTCGGCAGCTGTACTACAGGATATTCTGCCGTATCGCAAAGGTATTTTGGCCTAGCAAAACCAACAATTTCTTTGCCCATAAATCGCTTTTTTATCATTACCATTCCGCCATTGCGCTGGTTGCCAGTGCCAGAAGTATTGCCTTCAATACACAAAACGCTGCCTGGACTGACTTGAGCCACAATCCCAATATGGCTTATGCGATCGACGCCGTCATGCGGAAAGTCCATAAAGCAAAGATCGCCCAGCTTTGGCATTGTGTGCCAGCGTTTCTGATCTTTCATTTTCTGAGCCCCGGCAGCTGTGCCAACCATATTTGGGATTTTGACGCCAGCTTGATTTGCGCACCAATTTACAAAACTGCCGCACCAAGGCAAGCCATTTGCGCCTGTGTATTCGCCGTACTTTGTAAGGTTATCGCCCTGCTCGATCGTGCCAACTTCTGCAAGTGCTGCTGCAATTAAAGCTGCGGCTGTGCCTTGCGGATAAGTCATGTCAGTAAAAGCGCCGCTTCGTCGGCTGTTATGCCAAGTTTAGTTAGCAAAGCAGCCTTAGACGTTGCAGTAGCTAGTTCATCTGCTTTTTTTGCAACTATCTCAGCTTGATCAAGTTTATATTGTGCCAATTCATCAGCGTTCATTTCTCGATCTATAATTTCATTTGTGACTATATCGTGAATTCTAATTTTTGGATTAGGCATTAGTTAACTCCATATACATATAGGTTGCCGCCTTGGAAATTTGTGTCTCCAAATAATGTGATTGTGCTTATTGCAGCAGCACCAAAGTATGTTGCGTCTGTTCTTTGGTTTGCAGGATTTGTATCGTCGTGCATATAAGCGTTGATGTGGACGCCTCTGGCGGTTGTATCTGTGTAACGCGGCAAGGACACCTCAATTTGACTTTTTTTGCTGGAGGTATTTGTACTCGCATTTCTTGATGATAGTACAATACTTGTTGTTGTTGCATTACTTCCAGCCAAAGTTGTATTTATGTTGCGGATATAGCTGTAAATGTAATTGCTGCCCGTATCTGAATTAAAACGCATTGAAAGTGCGCCCAGTGTTGTTGTTAAATAAACGTCAGCAATTACTAAATACAAATGCTTAAACGTTGCAGCAATAGATGCAGTTGTTACAGATGCTCCAGTTAGTGCAGTTGTGGAAACCAAAGTCATACCGCCGCTTGGCGTTGCCCATGAAGCGACGCCAGAGGCAACTGTCAATACTTGACCAGTAGAACCAATACCAAGACGCGTGTTTGTGTTGGCTGTTGCTGACGCATAAAACAAGTCACCAAGTGTCGTGCCGGGCTGCAAAGCCTTAAGTCTTGTGTCAACGCCCTGCAATGCCACGTCAAAATCTGCTGGCAAGTCTGTTACAAGATCTGTCGACGTCGGCAAAACAAAGCCGTAATTTGTAGTTGGATTAGCCATTCATTTTCCTTTCAATCATGACACGATTGTCGCATATTCCCACGTCAAGATTGGCGACACGCTTGCCCAAGTTTCAGTTGGTGGCACTTCAGACCATTGCATTGCTTGCAAAGAATAGGCCAACGGCGACATAAGCAACGTCACCGATAGCTCGTTGTAACTGGCGCGGAATGTAAAGCCCTCAACAAAACCTTGAAAAGTACCGGCGGCCATGTTAAGCGGCAGATCGTTAAGTGCGATCGGCTGACCCATAAAGACGTTAATTAGACTGTCTCGGTCGCCATTGTCTAGTTCTGGATTTGTCAGGGCGTAAGTAATTTGGTCAAAAATTGGCTGCGGATAAGCTCTAAGCGCCAGATAAAACGCGGCTTGAGCTTCGGCGTCGGCTTGATGTTTTATTGTTGTACTGATTATTTGCGCAAGTGTGCCGTAAAGGCCAATAGAGGTTTCATCTCTGCCACTAACTTGGCTGCCGCTGCTTATGCCATATTTAATCGTCACGTCATTGCGCACGTCACCAGCTCTAGTCTTTATGGTTATGCCTCGACCCAGCGCGTGATTTGCAGTTAAATCTGTGTATCCGTTGACCGCCAAATAAGATGTTCGATGCGTTGAGTCTGCGTAGCCAATAAGGCCGTTAGCGTCCTCATAGATGTAGCCAAGTCCAGAAGTGGCCAGAGCTGCGACAAGATCATAAATCACCGTACGAGATGAAGCACGCTGCGCCAATTCATAGTCGCCGGGAGTATCTATTTCGCCAAGACCCACATTGCCAGCATTTGCCCAAGTCTCTGTTGGATCATAATTCGCCCATGTTTCCGCAGCAGGTACTTGCTGCCATTGTGCAAAAAGCACTTCGGACAAAATTGTGTAAATCTGATTGCCGTCAAAATCCTGTGTTAAAACTCCGTCTGTAAGCGCCTTCTGCAGCCTTGCTAGCGCGCCCAAGGCAGTAATTGTCACCTCTTGCGTGTATGCCGTTGAGCCGACCTCTGAGACGGTCACCGCTATGTCTACAATAGAGCCGCCAAAGATAGGCACATAAACAGCAGACGTGTTTTGCACCTCAACCGATAGCGTGTCATTTATTTCGTAGTCAATAGCAGCTTGATTAAAAACAATCAGCGTAATTGAGCAATAACCTGCCTGAGCCTGCTCATAGATATTTGTTCGCCCTGAAGTAATGTTTAGGCTGGCCAAGACTGAGTCGGTAACGTCTACGCCTGCAATTTTTACGCGCCAGACTGGCGCCCATTGTGTCAAGCGCTTGCACCTACAAGCGCACCTGCGCCGCCTGTACCTCGAAAGAATGAGTCATTTAGCACGTTGACGATTGTGCGTGCTGTGCCTTCTGCGTCAATCGCGCCATTAACGGTCACATTTATGCCGCTGTTGTTGGCAGCGCTAGCTGCCTCAGCTCGTCTAATAGCTGCTGATTGCGTTAGCCCTGTGCTGAAAGGTGTGGCCATTGCAGCGCCAGCTGCAGCTGCGGCAACGCCGCCACCGCTAGCTGACGACCCTGTGCCGCTGGTTACTGTCGGCACACTAATTGTTGGCACTGATGTAGTTGAACTGACATTTGGCACGCTTACGGTTGGTATGTTTATTGTAGGCGCAGATATTTGTGAGACGTTTGGCAAAAATGGCACTGAGTTGTAAAGGCGTATCAGCGCGTTGATCCCTGAGACAGCGCCAGCGATTAAACTATTTAAACCGCCAATGACTGCGCCAATAACGTTGATGATACCGCCAGCGATTTCGCCGACAACTTTGAACGCACCGCCAAGCACGTTGACCAGTACCGGCACAACGTACTTTTGAATGAAGTTAATAAAAACTGTAAATTCCTCTTTGTTGTCTTTAATCGCATCTGTAATTGGTTTAAAGAAGTCTGCAAATCTGCCTAACGCTGGTACAACCTTGTTGACTATGAATTCCACTAGCTGCTGAATGATTGGCAGCAATCTAGCACCGATTGACTCTTTTGCTTCGTCAAATGTAACTTTAAGGATTTCAAGTCGCCCGGCAAATGTCTTTGAGTTGGCAGCTGCCGCGCCGCCAAATAAATCTGACAGCTTTGTCTGGACGTCTGTAAATGACATAGATTTAAGCTCTGCAGCAGATAAGCCAATACCTAATTTGCCAAGCGCTGCTGTGTTACCGTCAAAGGCTTTGCCTAAACTATTTGCAACCGAGTCTAGCCCTTTGCCCGTCGCTTGACTTATGTCTAACGCAAGGCTTAAAAGATCCTGCGCCTTAGTGACGTCGCCTGTCGACAAAGCAAGTCTAGAAAGTGCTGGACGCAACTTGTCATCTGTGACGCCTGTAGCAAGTGAGGTTTTTAGTATTTGCTTTTCGACAGAGGCAATCATTTCATTTGTTGCGCCGGTGGCATTCTTTAGAGAAGTTGCAAGTCGTATCTGTGCCGCTTCGTCCTCGATCGCAGCCTTGACGCCGTCGACTGCAAGCTTTATCGCGTAAGCGCCAGCTGCAGCACCAGCTGCAGCAAAAGCTAGTCCCGCCTTCTTGCTAAAATCTCCTAGTTTGCTGCTTGAACCTTCTACGTCAGCATTTGCACTGTTTAAGGATTTTTTTAATTGGTCAACGTCAGCAAGTATTGACAGCTTAAGCGTTCTACTTTGCGCAACCATTTAAAACTCCTTCAGGATCTTTTCAAAAGCATTTTCCCACTTTGCAATGATCTCTGGCTGAATGGCGCGCAAGGTTGGATAAATAAACCAGCCGTTAGAGCCGCGACCTTTTGGGCCAAATCCTGACCAGATTGGGAATTGCTTATATTTGTTTGATCCAAATTCATTGCCGCCCCAGAGCTGCTGAGTTGTGCCACCGCCAGAAAACTTTTGCCCGGCAAAGCCAAATGAAAGCTCACCTATCTTTGAGGATTTAGACACGCGAGATCCACGTGCAATCTTTTCGGCTGCGCGGCCTCGACCTGTTGACGTGCCAATAATTTTGTCTTGAGCAAATTCTGCTAGCGCTGCAGAAGCAACTTTTGCTTGGACTGTTGCCTCAGCGTCCATTGCTTTAAACGCACCAAGCACGCGACGCAGATCCGCCTTGTCGTAGGCAATCTCAACGCTGTCCGCCATTTTGTTTCTCCAATATCTCAAGCGCTGTGTATATCTGTTCCGCCGTCTGCCATTCGCTCATTGGTATTCCAGTTGCCAAGGCTAGATCGACCAGTATGCGATTTACGCTTCCGGCGGCGTAGCTTTTGGGAGTACCTCACCGACTGTCACGTCGGCAACGGTTTCGCACCAAATCTCAAAGCCCTTGACTGGCTTGCCACCAGCTTCGCGCTTCATTGCATTCCACGCAAGAAATAGCAGATCGGCAATGCCAATCTTGTCTTGTGCTTGCGAAATGGTCTGACCTGTCTTGTTTTCCCAACGCGCCCATTCTGGTGGTTGCGCTGTATACGTACCAAATTCGCCTGATACGTACTCGATTGTTATTGGCAGTTTCATTGTGTGCTCCCGTTTCTATCGCTTTTAACTGAATGTTTCTGCTGGCTTACCGTCAACAAGCATTGCCCATGAGTCAGTCTGTGCGTCGGGCGCTGTTCCGCCGACGGTTGGAAAGACTGGAAAGACATTGCAAGTAAAGACTGCGCCAGTGACGGCTGTCAAAGATACCGCCAAAGTTGTGTTTGGAGAACCGTCTGCAGCTGTCCACATTGCTTCAAATAGTGATGAAGCAACGCCCCAGTCCGCAAGTAATTCCATGTTCAAAGTCCATTGGTCGTCGATGTGTTTGTAAGCTTTGCCGTCCAAAGTCTGAAACGTAGTAATAACAGGCGCGTTAACTAGTGTGACTGATGTTGATTGCGCGTCATAGTTAACGGTCGCAATAGTCAAGACTAGATCGCGACCAGTAATAATTGTTGTTGGCATTTATTTTTCTCCTTAGATTGTTTGTTGTGTGTAGTAAGTGCTGACCGCGAGATCCGCCACTAGTAGATTTGAAGCTCCTACCGATTGCACTGTCGGACGCTGTACGTCTCCGACTGTGTAGCCTGCAGGCATTGCGCCCATAATCGCAATAATAAGTTGCTCAAGGTTATCGAGCGCGCCAGCTGTGTTGTTATATGCGACAGCGGCAGTCACCACAAAGTTTATTTTAACGCGTATTTGGCTTTTGCCGATAGTCGTTGTCTCAAGGTATGGCGCGTCTGGCACGATCACGCAAGCTGGTGGAATGACCGCTTCTGGCGGTGAGCTGTAGACAGAAGCGGCAACGCCAGCCAAAGCTGTGGCAAGTGTGCCGCGACAGTTGATTGCGATTGTTGTTGGCGTAGGCATTTACATAGCCATTGTTGAGACGTCAATGTAATTGCCCAGAAGGCCAATGACGCGATTTTGTAAGCTGCGACCCATTCGGTAAGGTGAAGGCGTAAAGTCCACGCCCTCGATCTGTCCGCCGGGAGCGACCACACTTTGAAATATCTCCACACTGACGATCGTGACCGCTTGTTCAACCGCGTCAGTGCTTGCATAAAGTGTGGCCGCGTCCGCCCCGGATAGGTACGCAACGCCCGCAGGGATTACCGGGCGAAAAGTAATGTCCGCATTTGTAACTGCGGCAGTAAAGTAAAAATAAGGCGCAGGATAAGCAAAAGGCAGATAAGGAAATGGATCATAAAAGTTTGATGTAACTGTCTTTGTGCCGTTAAAAGTTGCTGGCACGCAACCGCTAATTACAACACTTTGGCCAGCCACAAATGTATTTGGCTTTTGTGTTATGTAATAGGCAACGTTATTTTGTAGGTATACGGCTGCCACTGCGTTTTGATTTGCAGTAAGCAACGGCAAAATAACCTGTTCACTAGAATTTATTATTGAGTCAAGATAAGCGTCAGAATATAAGGCGACAGAGACGCCTAACACTGTGCGCAGCTGTGAGGCTGTAATAATGCTAGGCATCTCTATCCCTTCGTGATCGACTGGCCTAGATACGGGAGCGCACCTAGGCCATGCTTAATTTATGTCAGGTTAAATTTGCGTAGACCACCGGCAAAAACGGCTTGCGCGGCAATATAGCCATAAAGTGCAATCTCAATTTCTCCTGTTGTTGGCACATTTGTGGCCAATGTAAGCGCAGGTGACTCAAAAATTTCGATTGAACGTGGCTCGATAATGAATGCTGAATTATCGATTGAAGTGGAAAGCATGTTTGGATCAACATAGAAATCCAAGCCAAGAACATTTCCGCGAATGCTTGTAGGAATTGCGGATCCTGCATTGTTCATCGGATTTCCAGCGTTGTAGATTGGACGGCCAGTTGTGTCCTTTGCACCGAGCAAGAGTGACCAGATTGAAGTGCCACCGACAAATGACTTTGCAGTGCGCTTTGTTGCAGTGTATGCGGCTGGAGCTTCTGTAGATACGAATGAGATGATTCCTGCTGAATCTGCATCTGTAGCAGTTGCTACTGTTCCGCCGGCGATGATTTGTGCAATTACATAAGCATCAGTTGCTTGAGCATACGCATCTCTGAGATTTGAAAGCATGATTTCATAAAAGCTCGGATCTGATCTATCAAGGAGCTCAACACTGTAGCGTTGGAAGCCCATTTTTTTAATGACTGTGGCATCAACATAACTAGAAGTGATTGCGGTTGTTCCTGTTGGATCTCCGCCTTCTGCCACTGTTGCAGCAGTTGAGTTGGCAGTAATCTTTGGAATTGACACTGTCATTCCGTAGCTGTTAAGCGGACGTGTGCCACCGCAAGCTTCAATTACTGGACGATGCATTTGTGTTTTGTGCAACGTCTCGAACATATGAAACCGGCGAAAACGCTGGATTTGTTGAGAAGCTGTCATCTGCTGCCTTGATGTACTGACGTGAGTCCTCGTTGCCTAGCCCTGCCTTGATTGAGTGCTCAAGGTATGAACCGCCAGTTGTAATTGGTGAACGTGGTGATGAGAAGTAGAGAGGACGAGAAGCCTCGACCTTTTCGACTTTGGAAGCCTCAACCGTTTCGGCTGGGACTTCTGGAACGGCTGTAGGTGTTTCCACTTGCGTATCTCCTTCGGTTGGTTGTTCATCTGCTTCCGGTTCGGACTCAGAATTATTGTTTTCACTGGCTGCAATTTCGACCTTAGCGCTAGCAATGGCTGGATCGGTGACAAGTGAGACCTCTTTTAAGGCACTTGCGCTGACTACTAAGACGCCGTCGACGTTTTTATATTTCTGTGCAATAACGCCGACGCTAAATCCGTCGCGCAATCCTGTGCTTGCTTCTACTAACGCGTCATTGCCGGCGGTTGTTTTGCCAATAGAAAATGTGGCGTAAATGCCTTCCTCGTCCATGTCGTAGCTTTTAAGAAATCCGATTGGACTTTCGCGGCGGTGCTCTAGCAAAAGTTTTGTAGTTTCGCCCAAAGTGATCGAGCCTTTTTTAAACATGGTTGATCCAGAGCTGGTGACGCCTTCCTCATTCCACGTTACAATGCGACCAGACAATTCGCGTTTTGGAAAATCAGCAGCTTCAACTTTAATAGCAAAATCAACTGCAATCGGCTTTTGTGTTGTATATGTCATCTGATCATCTCTTCCTCTAGTCGGATTTCATCTGAAGTTAAAGCACCAATGTCGTAAAGAATTTTGTAAACGTCTGCGCGTTCTTTTGCAGATCCGCGCAAATAATCATCTAAATCAAATTTAACTTCTTGACTTGCTGGCACAAAATCATTTGCCATGCCAGTCATTGACAATCTTTCCTCAATCGAATTTAAAATCGGACGCAGCGAAAAATCCAGCAAAGATTGACGCGCCAAAGTTGCGTTGCTGTAAGTCATGCTTGATCCTGACTCAGCGTCTACATAATAAGCCGGAATTCCTGTAGCTCTGGCTAATTCGGTTGACACGTATGACCGAGCTTGGTTTAGCTGTAATTTTTCGGGATCAAAGCCAAGTGTCTGCAATTCTACGTCCGCATTTAGAAAAGCAGTTGAGCGGTTGCGACGTGCCTGACCCCAAGACTCAAGAAGTTTTGCAATGCGATCGGCTGGCAACGCTGTGCCGTTAGATTTTAAAACCATTGTTGGCACTGGTTCG